TGACTTAAATATACCGCAGGGTATAAAAGATTCGGGTCAACCGCACCATTAACCTGAGTGTATTTTTTTATGTAGTTTTCTGAGATAAAAAGTACTTCTGCCATAGTGTTTATTTATTATATGCACTTCCGTTTCTGCCCCATACTGGATTCGTTGGTAAGAATCCATGATAGTCCATGTCTTCAGGTAGCTTTGCAACGAGTTCTTCATTGCGAATCTTGTAACCCATCCTTTCAGCTTTTGCCACCGCAATCCTGCGAGCGTCTTCACTTTCCGGGTTAATCTTTGCGCCCTTGCTATTAACCCACACGGTCTTTTGCCAAAAGTGCTTGCAGTTGCCACCGCCCTTATAGAACCATATATCGTAATTGTTTGAACCATTAGGACCCCAACCCGGATTGACCGCTCTACTTTCCATTGCAACAATATCTTCCTTGCGATATAGCTTATTCGCACGTAGCATTTTGCGACAAAATTCCCTCATGTTATCATGTCTGAAGTCACCACCATATGCATACCGAGTAATGAAGTAATTGCCGTCAATCAAAGCATCCTGTTCGCTCTTTGCGTTTGGTCGTGCCGTTCCTGTACTTGCTAATTCGTGCGCTGCGATAACTTCAAGTTCTTTGTTTTCAGCATCGTCGGTATCGTAGTCAACTTCATACGCATCAATTAAAATCCAGTCTTCATGTGGTTCTTCACCGAGTGCAATAAGTTCGTCTGCAACTGTTGAATTTTCTTGCTCACTTAATTCGTGGCACTCACTCAATTCGTGGCAACAACCCTTTTTTTTTTCAAGGGATTGAACCACTTCGGTAGGGTCGAGAGAACCCGGCACGATGCTATTGAATATCGCGTTGACTTGCTCACCGCTCAATGTCGGAAATGCAGCACTCACGATTGCCTTTGCGCTACTCACAGGAATTGCACCTGCAGCGGCTTGCATTGCGATGTCAACGAGTGATGTTATTTGCGCACCATTCAAAGCTGTTGCGGCAACGTCTGCAACTTGCGTAGTCGTTCCTGTCGTATCGACTTGAACCTCACTTTCAAGTGGTGTGTTTGGTATTACAATGAGTTCAATGTTTGGAATTTCAAACGAAAGTATCTCAGTGAATCCTTCAATGATTAACCGTTGTGCTGGCTCAATAACTTGGTTCGTGAATATCTCTAAACCAACAGCCATTTCATCTTTGTTTGAGCCGAAGCCTGACTGCGTTCTAATACCGAAAATCAAAGGTGTAGTAATTCGGTGCGCAACCATGACTTTGCTGGTCGATTCCTCACTTAAAAATTGATATTGTTTATCAGCATCTGAAAGTGGGAATGATGTGATGTCAGGCTTTGGAGTATCGCGTTCGTTGAAAGTCATTAAAAACTTTCCTGCATTGCGTGCGCCTGTGAGTAACTTCTCCCAGTCGCGCTTCATATCCCACTGTTGATCGGGTGGAATTTGCCCGTTGAAGAACGAAATAATAAATGAAGGGAATAAACCGTTCATAATGTTATTCACGTGATACATTCCTATCTGCCTTTCAAGTTCAATGTAATTTACCGCACTCCAATAGTCAGGATTTGGGTAAATCTGCCCACTTGTGTATGCGAACTTCCAAAGCACTTGCGATGGCTCTTGTACTGCCATGCTCGGATTGAACTTTGGAATGAATGTCGGTCTGTTTTTTTTCTTGCGTGTATTCGCCCAATCTTCGCTGTGATAAATTCCGATAACCTCTTCGTCTTCGCCCTCAACCGCAATGCGACATTCCTCAAATGGTAAGTGCTTCAACTTTGCAATGGTCTTGCGGTCATTTGAATAAATCACCTCAACGAAATAACCCCCGTATTTTTTGAAGTCATGAGACGCAGCATAATATTGACCATAAACATCGAGCGCATCAATCCTGTCCTGCCCTGTATTCGATGTGATTCCTTTGCCTGCAATCATGTCACCGATTGAAATGCACAACGAACCATGCACAGGACTGCTCTCTGAAAGCTCACGCAAGTATTGAGGGAACAAATTGTTCACCCCAAAAGATACCCAGCCACCACGATCAACACGCTCAACCGAACTAACGGGAGTGTACTCTTGCAACTTTACATTGACTATGTTATTATCCATTGTAAATTATATCGTCTTGAATTGTTATTGTAGGCACTTCGAAATAAACGCCTGAATCATTCAAATACAAATATCCACGCTCACACAAACCAACAACGCTCGCATCATTTGGGTCAGTGTTGCTATTTGAATTTTGACCATAAACATCATAACGATAACGCCCGGGCAAAGTTAGTCCGATAGTCGTAACTGTGAGTTCTGTATAGCGTTGGTTTTCCACAACGATAGGTGGCACTTGTGCTATTGAATTGCCCACGTTTGAATTTTCTTCATGGTAAATCAAAAGCAAATAATCGGTGAATGCAGTCGAATAATATTGTCGTGCTTCATCAAGTGAAAGCCTTAATGTTTGCGCTGCGGTATTTGTATTTAGATAAACCATTGTATATAAAAAAGGTGGGCAGTTGCGCCCACCCGTTTAATATTTATATCAATTTATTATTGAGCTTCAGTTGTTGCACTTACTGTGTAACCAGCGGCAGTCATATTAGCGTCATTCAGCGTATATGGCTGCGTTGGTTCGTCACTTGTAAATGTCAACTGATAACCTTGCAAGTCACCGAATGCAGCTCCGGTCTGGAAAGTTCCTGCGGTCATCTGCATTCCGTTAGTTGTACCAAATGCAAGGATTTCACCGCTATTTAATTCCACGAACAAACCAACGCGAGCTTTTGCAAGAGATACAATTTCCTCGCGCTTATTTGCCGTTATATTTTTGAGGCTCAATGAAACGCTATGCGTGTAAAAAATTGTTCCGTTCTCAAGCGAAACAGTCGGATTAAATGTAGCTGAACTTGAATTTTTTAACGGCTCATAAGTATAAACAGTTCCGGTTCCTGCGGTTACTTCAACGGGTGTACCACCTATTGTATAAGTCAACTGATCAAAAGAACCGATATATATTTTTTTTACACCTCCGATGCTATCGTTACATCCGAGCGTAAATCCTGTAGTTAAAGCGCAACTCATAGTTTTATTTTATTAAGGGCGGCTATTACACCGCCCATTGATTATTTGTTAATGATTAGAAGTTAGTTCCCCAAGTAGCGATTTCATTTGTGAAACCAATTTGCGCACCGGCAAAGAAGTTACACTTGAAACGTACATTGTCTGAACCATCAAGCTCGCTCATATCAAGAACTTTCACCTCATTCCACTGATTCAAAAGATTTGTACCGAAGTACAAATTGCTCTTTTGTGTCATCAACATGTGGTTAGCGTAAAGACCGGGACAAACGAAAATCTGATAACCCAAGTATTGCTTTGGCATTTCAGGACCACCATAAGTGTACCATCCATTTCCTGCAGCGGCAGAAGCAATCATGTAAGCTTCCCATGCGTTCAATGACATGTAAATGATAGGCTTTTCAGTTGAACCTTTTACAGCGTCTGGGCAAGCGTCAACGAGATCCTCAACAGCACCTACGATAGTCGCAGAAGTCAAAGCACCTGAACCTGCATTTTGATCGTCACCAGCATCTTGAATCAATTCGCAAAAACCTTTGTAAGTGTTTGCAGTTCCAAGACCTTGCCAAATCATTGTTTCATTTGCAGCGGCAGCACCTCCAAGGATGTTTGCAATAAGTGCATCAGTCAAAGATACAGGAAGAACACCATCTTGTGTTTCTTTTGCATCCCAATCGTAAAGCAAGTTTGAAGTATTCAAATCACCTTTGCATATTTCGCGGTGAATTTGGAACTTCTTCAGCTCAAGAATTTTCTCGTTCAAAGTAACAGTACCTGAAGGAGTAAAATCACAAGTTGCATCAGCAAATGTGATAGAGTCAGTTAGTCTGCGAACAACAGCTTTGTAGTCCACGTTCTCAAGAACAGTAACGCCCTTTAATGATTCATTTGAAAGCAGGGCAGCACGAATGTAACCGCCTGCAACTTTACCAGCATATGTTGTGGTTAAGTTAGTAGTTGTAGCCATTTTCTTTTTTTATTAAATTATTTTTGTATTTTTTGAATTTCAGCAAGTACACGCTCCTGATAAGACATTTGCTCCCATTTTTTTGCAGGAGCAGGAGCCGCACTAAATACGCTCTTTCTTTCTTTTACTGAAGTAGTCGCAGGTGCGCTCTTCAATGCAGCAAGTTCGGTCGCACTTACAACGGCTTCGTTCTTTGCCTTTGCAAGTTCCTCTTTTACCGAAGCAACCTCACCGCTTTTTGCAGAAAGCTCGTTAGTCAACACACTGATTTTTTCAGACAAGGATTTAATAGTTGCCATGAAATCTTCAGTACTCATTTCGGTTAGAACCTCAACCTCTTTTACTTCAGCAATCTTGCCATCCTCACCAACAATGAGAACTTTGCCGTCTTCAAGTGGGTATTCGCCAGCACCAACAGGGAAAGAATTGCCGTCAGCGTCTTTCATGTAGCAATCGCTGCCAACACCGAAATCGTCAGCAGTTGTGTAAATCATATTGCCATCAGCTAAACGTGCTTCAGCTTCGAGCTTTACTTCGGTGTCGAATTTTACACCGTGCTCTTTGGGATCAATTCCGAATTTGTGGAATATGCCAAGGATTTGTTCTTTAAGATTCATTATAGTATTTTTTGCTATAACGGAAAAATCTCGATTTTACCCCCGACATGTGCAAAAAAAATAGCGAGACCGTTGTCCCGCTATTTAATTAACCTAAACCGTAACAATAATAACAACAAACAATAATTAAATTGCAGGCGCGAATTTATGCCTGCGATAACACACGCTCAATTTCTTTTAGTAGCAAATCTTCAACACTTACCGACTTCATTTCAACTGCTTCCTCAACGAACATTCCCTCAATGCTGAAGCCTCGAATGTTACCTGACTTGACTTCATTCCATACATTGTCATCATCAACCTTTGCGCCGATGAACCATGTGCCATTCGGCAAGTCACTCAATCCAAGTGCGAGGCTTTTATCACTATCGCCCTCTTTGAGCCATGATTCAACAATGGTCACGCCAGTCACCGGGTATGCGTGTTGCAAATTAGTCGTATGGTGCAAGTTCTTTTTGTAGAAATCATGCGCCAACGTCTCAATGGTTGCTTTGTCAAAAGTCATGTAATAGTCTTCGTTGTTTTTATCAACGCGAAGTATCAGTTTTTCAGGAATCAAAGCCGCACCATATAACATCCTGCGCTCGTTATCCACACTTGCTAACTTTATTTTGGTGCTCGATAGCGCGACCCAATTTTCTTCGATAGCAGGCATGTCAACAAGCCCCATCGCGGTCAATCCTAACTTGCCATTTTCGTCAATGACACATTTTACTATTCTTTTTTTATCCATGTTTTTATTAGTTTATTCGTGCTAAATCTCTAACCTTATCGCGTGCTTCAACGGCAGTACTAACATCTTGCGCAAGTACATAAGCTCGTTGTGTTTGGTCTGGTCGGTTTTGTAAAAATCCAAGATTCAACGCATTGAATGCAGGAACTGGCGGTTGATTTCCACCGCCACCTCCACCGCCACCTAATGATGGAATGTTACCGCCTCCACCTCCACCGCCCGAAGTTTGACCTCCAGCATCAAATTTTTGTGATGCAATTTTCGCCACATTTGCTAATCCTGCGGCAATAGCTAAACCTGCGGCAATGCCACCGCGAACAGGTGACGAGGGATCAGGCAACGGAACAAATTGAGAAGCGTATGCAGCTGTTGCACTTTGATACGTTTGAATAGTTGCTTGCGCTATTGATGCGGCTTTATTTATTTGGAATGCACGTTTTGCAGATGCTTGTCCTTTCTTACCAAATAATTCAGTCAGCGATTGTATTGTGCTTAATCCTGATTGTACCGATGAAATAGCAAATTCTTGCTGTTTTTTCTTGCGGTCTTCATCCTCTTTAGCGTACTTCTCTTTAATCGCATTTTGTTCGGATTCATACAATT